TTAGGACTTATTTTGCTTATACCTATTTTTTGATTTCCATATGCAAAATTCTTCAAATTTACCAATATGAATCAAAACAACCTTATGTGTCACATTGAGAACACCACTTTCGAACTTCGGATTGCTTCGCATTTCTGATAACCATTGAGTTAGAGTAGATTTATTCAAACTGAACGCTTTGCAAATAACTTCTTTGTTACCATAAATGACATCTGTTAGTTCTGGATTAGTTCCGATTTTATTTAAATCGATTTCAACTGGTTTTGGCATGTTTATTCCTCCTAATTGTATTTTGATGAATATTCGCAACTTATTAACTACAATAATTATACCTCTAAATAATCACGAATTCTATTAACATCTAGTTAAAGCCGCTTTATACATGTAAAAGTACTTTGTTTGGTAGTGGCCACGAGCTTTTAATTTCCAATGGAAATCCCACTACTTAAACAACCCAATCACTAAAACTACCAAACGAACAATATTATAAACAATCTTTCACAGTTATTTTTAGGGAATTTTATACTTTTAATGTTATAATATCCGCAAGTAATATAAATCATAATATTAAATTAATGGTGTATTACTAATAAAAGAGTGGAGCGTGAAATAATTATGGTCAATTGGTACGCATCTGGTGATGAACGAGCTAAAGAAGCAGTGAAATTAATTTCAGAAACAATCGATACTCTATCCAAAAATAATCACACGCCCTTGATAACCGTATTAAAAGAAGGCTACAAGGAACTGGAAAAACCCACGCAATCACCTGCACTGATTTTAAGTAGATTACAGTTAAGCATCAGTGGCTGTCTCATGAAAAATGATATCATCTTATCAAATGAATCTCAAAAATTATTGTCGCAACTATCTGCACTTTCTCATATACGCTACGGAAGTTAATTTCGATAGTTCAAAAAATATCTGAACTCGAATCTTTAATTGAAGAAAGACGTCGATTATTAAATGAAGAATAAACAAAAAAAGCCATCAACTCTATTATGAGCTGATGGCTTAGTTTTATGAAAAGTTATTTTTTATGTGAAAACCATTATTTTTCAATACGCTCTAAAGTTAGAAACTGACTTAAATAATTTGTAAACAAACTAATTTTAAGTTATTTATAGGTTGAAATCCTTAAGTTTTTTAGCGGATTCCCGATTGTATAGTATGTTACGTCTAACCGTATCTAAAGACTCATCAAAGAATGCTTTTGCTTCGTTAAATGTTCCTTCATTAATTATTTTTTTGATATATGTTTCCAAGGGATATATTCGTTCATCCGCTCTATCTTCATTATCATAATATTCTGCTACTACCCAGCCTTCTGCTCTATCTTCAACAACCAATGTCGAAGTTTCTATTTCTCTAACATTTATGCCAATTATCGGACCTGTTAATGAATAATAAACATACTCATCTTTTGTCGCATTGAAGGTTAATCCATGTTTTATAAAGAAGTCAATTTCATCTTTATGAGCTGTTATGTATCTTAGAAAATCTACAACCCTTTCAATCCTCAGTGTTTTATAGTCTTTCAGCTCTTTTTCGAATACTTTCAAATCTTTTTCTAAATTTTCAAGTTTACTCATTAAAATCACCGTCCTATAAAGATTAGCATTAATCATGCTATACAATAACCTTAACAATAATTAATTAACAGTTCAACCGTTAGCCATATAACCTAATATCCCTCACTTTATAAGCCCTATCTTTCATGACGCTAAATTAATTTAACTAATACTTACTTGCCATACTATCAGTATAAATTATGCGAGAAAACGTAAAAAAAAGCCCTAACTCATTTTATTGAGCTAGGGCTTTAATAGAACAATATCATTGCAAAAGTTCTCTCCAATTTTCGGGAAAACCTATTTTTGAAATATCAATATCATCAATATAAATATCTACTAAAATTTGTAGATTCCTTTGAAATAAAGACCAATAATTATCATTACAACACATGTTCTTCATTATGTATATACATGCGAAAATTTTATTTATTTCGAATTTTTTTTGCGATTTCTTATCTAACTTTGGGAAAATAGGTAAGTTCCTATTGTAAAGACGTCCGCCATGAGCGCAAATATTTCTAATTACACTAATTGACTGTAACCAACTGGAAAGGTATTCTCTTCTATAGCCACAAGTTTTTTTTGCTATTTCATTCTTTAATTTTCCATTGATATTACTATAAAATTTCGATATATCTGTTAGATTTGATAATTCGAAAGCAACCCAAACTGGAAAATCACCGTCATATTCTTGTTTATAGTGACTTGAATAAGATTCATTTCTTTTTTCCGAGTAACTGATAGCCTTCTCTAAATTTTCTATCCACGAAGTGTGAAGTAGTCCATCTGAAAAGTTAGATTCTGCGTAATGGCCTAATGCGCCGCATTCCAAAGAAAAATGATGACCAATTTGAGCTTTATATGAAAATTCTAGATGTTCAATCAATTGAAAAAGCAACAATCTTAATCTTTCATCAAACCTATATATATTATAGATAGTATCAAATTTCGTACCCTCTTTAAAAATATCAACTGCTCGATAATGATCCAAACAATAGCCTTTGAATCTAAAATAGCCAACATCTAAAAGATTCCTTCTGACATCTTCTAGGTTATCATCATTAAAAATCATTTCTCGTTCTTTTAAAATAGATATTTGTTCATCTATAGTAGTAGGCTCTCTGAGGTAAGTTACCATGTTAGGCTCCAATTCATTATAAAAAAATAAGCCCCCTCTTGGGACACTTCTATGTAAGAGAGGTGGGAGGGGTTCTGTTAAACATAATATAACATCTTTACGTCAAGGCGTCAAACATCTTTCCTGTATTTCTATACAATGAAGTCTTTAAAAGAATGTTTAAGAATTACATAAAGGGCTTTCAATGAATATTTATGCAAAAAATAACCCTTTCAACAAAGAGAGGGCTTTAATCTGCTTATTTAAACGTACCGAACGCCTTGCCTGTTTTAATGTCTCGAGAACACGCATAACCTCGCTTACCGTTGTTTCGGATATAAGATACCCAAACATAGCCATCTGACTTAACATAGCTATCATAGATAACTGATTCACCCCTACCTAGCGTAGCTTCTTGCTTAGCTTTGATTGTGGGCGTATGTTTGATTGCTACCGTTGTATTAGGATAGAACGTGCCTTTTTCAGCCACACGCTTAATTTCTTGCGGTTTAACAGGCGGCTTAGGTTTTGCAGGCGGTTTGATTGCTGCGGGTGGTTTAGGAGTTGTCACACCCATGTATTTATTAATCTGTGCGATGAAGTAGTCCTTAACGCTGTTGACTGTACCGCCATGCAATTCCCAAGAACGATGTGGGCATGCAGTTGCAACAAACTCACGATGTAAACGGACTGTATCTCGGTTAGCTTTCAAACCGTAAAATTGAAGATCTTCAGCAACTTGTTTAAATGTTGCTTGTTCATTAGCTAGAAAATCTTTATCACTTGCACCTAATGACTGACACACTTCGTAACCGATGTAATACGCATTACCATCTTGATTAGCTGTATGCCATGCTTTGTTGTAGGTATCTTCCACACGTGCAACGGTGTTGCGATCAATGTAGTAATGAGCAAAGCCGTTTTCCAGTTGCTTGTTAGTCATTGATTCTAAACGTTTAACGTATGATTCAGCAGTTGCACCAACAGCCCCTGCATCATTATGAATAACAACACCTTTCACATTGCCTACTCGCTTACCTGCGACACCTCTACATACTGATTTATTAATTACTTTTACCATATTATTTTTCCTCCTTTTCTTTATCTTCAATATTTTTCAACTTATCCGTAATGATTGATGGTACTTTGACACCCATCTCGTTTAAATTCTCAACGATAGATAAGCCCTCGTTTACGATGTAAAACAACACTGTGGAATAAACAATTGCACCACTTAAAGCTAAAATTTGGTCAATGACATTAGCTAAGATAATAATTCCAAAAATCATCATCTTACGTGCATATCCAAAAAACGCTTTTCTGCTCCACAAGTTACCTTTCATACCTGCTTTAATAACGCCTGTCACGATGTCCACAGCCATAAGCAAGACTAACAGATGCAAGAACTTAACCTCTCCAAATAAATAAAATCTGATAATCTCTAGCTGTTCCATTCCATGTCCTCCGATTCCAATTAACATATTTTGTCCCCCTATTTAATCCAAATTTAAAAGACCCTCGATTTTCGAAAGTCTTTCATTTAAATTATTTTTTTCTTTTTCTAACGCCTTATTTTTAGCATCTAACTCTTGTACTGATTTCCACAGTATTGATGCCATTTCGTATAAGTCAATCGAATCTCCACCGATAAAGTTAATTATTTCAATTGGCGATTCTTGCACAATCAAGCCAATTCGCTTATAGTCTATGTCTTCGTTTTCGTCTTTAAGATTATACTCAGTAACACGTGTGCCATTGACTAACTTTAAAGCATCCCCTGTCCAATCTTCGATATTTTTTTTAACATCACGACTTGATGCGACTGTGAAAGCTGATGCACGTATTGGTTTATAAGTTAAAGTCTGACCGCTAACGTTACCTTTCTCGTCAACTATTCGTGCTTCAGTTTTAACTCCAATGTAAAAATTTGCACCTGTGACAGATATACCGTTTGCAATTAGGGCACTTTCTTTGGAAAAGTCACCTGACCCAGTGCCGTTCCAATATGGCAATGCTCTATCTGACGTACGTACTACATTCGGTGTAATCACTCCACTAGAGCTCACTTGACTATAATCTTTTGTGTAATCAATACGTCTGTCGCCATTCGCTGCATCTAATGCAGTACCGACTGTTAAACCATTATTTAATATAGATCGTGAGTCTGAAATTATGCCGCCTGAAGTAGTATCCTTCGTTTTTTGCTCAATTATAATTCCCGCATCGTCAATCGATGATTTACCTTTTATTTCAACTGGTAAATTACCGTCATTTGTTCTGATGTCTATCGCTTTAATAAAGCTATTACCGTTGAAAGTGCCGCCATTAATTGTTTCTGCTTTTAGTTTAAAACCAGGCAACACACTAACATCACCGTCCAAACTGATTTTTTTACCGCTAATAATAACACCTTTTGGATCTATGTTAATTTGGTTAATTACATCACCTGTATCTACTTTTAGATTGATGTTGTCCACTAGTTGTGAGATTTGTGACGATGCTTCTGCATTGCTTAAAATGACTGTGTCACCTTTTTTTGTAGGAGTGTAGTTATCTTTAAAATAAACTACTTTCCATGTTTTTTTGTCTGTAGAAACTTCTAGTTTTACATTATAATAAACCCTGCCTGCTGAAACATACATCCACAATTTTAAAGAATTTAATGTATGATATATTTTACTGAGGTCTATGATAAATGATACATTTTTATCAGCTACTGAGCCACTTGCATATTTTCCGTTGTCACTGCTAACACCATCCGTAACATACGCTAAATTTGTCCAGCTGCCTTTTTCTGCTACTGGTAAAATTCCGAGTGCGATGTTTTTATTGTCACTGTCATTTGCCTCTATTTCTAATACATGCGTAGATGCATTTACGCTATTTCCACTGCCTGAAAAACGTAAATATCTGATATTTTCATTATTTTGTAAGGACACTGTACTACTAATCAATTCCGCTGTTTGAGTTTTATTACTCTCAAAGTCCACGTTACTTACTTTACTAGCAACTACGTCAGCAAGTTGTGTGACAGTTGACGAGTCTGCTTTTGACTTAACTTCTGTTTGTAAGCCTGCCGTAGTCTGTTTAATCGTACTTATAGCGCCTGTGTTTGCATCTACCTTTTCTGTTAATGCCTCTGCTTTATCAAAACCTTCTTGCGCTTTTTCGAGTGATTCATCAGCTTTAGACTGCGCATCAGACACTCTCTTATCTACTTCCGTCAGCGTTTTATTAATTTCAATCGTTTCTTTTTTTGCATCATCTGCTGTTTGTTGTGCAACTGATGTGTCATATGCTTTTTTAGTAACTTCAACACTGCCTTTTATAATTGCCATGATGTCACTCCTTTCTAAAAGTTATCTATTTTAAGTCTGTACAGTTTGTTGTAAAAAGGTTGACGACTGGTTTCGCTTTCAGCTTCTGATGAAAATGCGAATCCGATTATCAAATATTTAACTCCGTTTTCGTAGTAAACGCTCGCTGTTTCGGGTTCGTGCATTTCGTCTTCTGCTTGTATATCACCTTGATTAAATAAAAATGCAATTTCGTGTAATTTCTCACCTGTACGTACGTCTATAACGTATAGCTTAGGATTGTCATTTGTTGCAATCGTTCCGCCATTAGCGCCCCATATCGTATACATATACGGATAATCTAACCCTGCAGACTGAAAGTTTTGTGTGTCTTTAATTCCGAATCCACTCGCTACAAAAGTATGAACGGTTTTTGGATTAGATGTTAAGAATGTACTTTTTTTGAACACTTTAAATGTCGTTTTGTCCTTTGTTTTCGATGATGTTAAAAAGTAGCTGTTTTTCTTGTCGTAAGAAACACGTATACCTTGAGTATTATATTTAGTCATGCCTGCACCCGACATGTCATACGTTTTACCTGGAACATACGGGAAACTAACAAAACTACGTATATCTGTTATGACATTTTTAAACGTGTAGTAGATGATGATTTTACCATCAATGTTATCTACACCAAAATGCGAACCATGTCCCATCTGTTTGCAAAAAATTCTATCAAGTATTTTACCTGTCATATCTGTTCGAGTGATCGTGAATGATTCTGCAACGTCTTTAATTTCTTTTGGATAGCCGCGATAAACTTGTGACCAATAAATGTTTTTCGTGATAGGTTCAACGTTTGCACTTTGTGCTACGTTTCGGAATTGCCTGTCCATATCATCTGTCGATTCCAATTTTGCAAAGAATTTAAAATCTGATTCTAGGAAATAAGCATTACTGATTGCATTATCAAAAACGCATTCATACGTGCAGTCTGAATCCTCAAAAGTTAGCACTAACATATTGCCAAAATCTTCATGTTTTTCTGTCCAGTCTTCGTCAACTGTTCCATCTTTCAACGTTTTTATCCAACTAAAACTTGACTGTGGATATTTAGGAGTGACTAATTTATTGCCCTCATAAACCTGCGCGATAAGTGTTTTAGTCTCTGTTTTACTAGCAAAATCAAAGCCCTCGGTTGACATAACAGACACTCGAAAACGTTTATCACTCGCATCTTGTAACGCTTGATTAGCATCTGCCTGTAATTGCCAAATTAAAGAGGGTGTAATCACTCGTAAGGTTGTAAATTCACCTAAAACCACTGTATCTGATGTTTCATCAGCGAGTGAGTAGTTAGTTGATACAACACGTGCTGTCACCGTCATAGTTGGTGACATTTCAAAATCAACAACAACCACTTTATCGCCAATTTGAGGACGTTCAGCAAGTAATGCGACATCCACTGTGTATTCAAATTTTGGATGATTGTAGTATTTCATCTGTTCTTTACCCCAAGCCAAAAGACCACTTTCATTTGCAATTGAAGAATTAACAATCGTTCCTTCCAAGTAGTCTTTGCCTGTGTTATATTCATCGTTTGCGACATCGTCAACAATATAAGGTAGATACTCATATACGCCTGTACGCTTATTTTTAACTTTATTTACAGCAGTTATCGTTGATTGCACACCGTTATTATGATTACCGCCTTTAACATACAATTTTGTATAAAAATCCGTCTCAGTCTCCTTGCGGCTTGCACCTTTTAAGTTGTGGCGATATTCAAATCGCTCACCTGTTTCTTCGCCTAGACTTTCAACCAACTGGACATGTTTAGCAATGATATTGCCGTCATTGATAACAGCGTAAGCAACAACCTCAACATCAAACTCTTTTAACGCTTCATCGAGTGCTGCTTGCGATGTGCCTTCTGCTACTTCGTAGGATTTAACAGCGCCTGCAAAAAAGTCGTTAAAGCCATCTAATGTCCAGCCCGAACGTTCGAAAATATATGAAAATATATTAATACTATTTGCTGATTTCCATTTTTTACTGTCAATCTGAGTATGTGACATCTTCCAAATGCAGCTGTTAAACGCTTCAATTGACTTACGGTGTGTCTCTCCATTTATCTCGTCTGTGACTTCGTAAATCGTAAATAGTTTATATAAGTCGTTCGAATCTCTAAATAATATTTGTGTTCCACGCTCTAGTAAATCTGTCTCGTCATATCCATAGGGAACGGAAAAGCTTAACGTTTCAGACCAAATTTTCGCAAGTTTACCATCGTCTCGGCTGGATGATTCCGCAATAGAATTTTCGTGATGATCATCATAAAACGGACAGCTCTTTCCGTCATTATTTAAAACACCTGTGATTTTTTCGTTCGAATTTAAAATATAGTACATACACTACCCTCCTTAATTTATACGCGGAACGTACGACATTTCCCACTGATTTTTAGCATCGGGAGTTGGGTAAACAGTCACAACGTTTTCTTGTTTAGCTTCAGCATCGAAAAATTGACTGCCGATTGAAACATTTTCTAAATATCGTATACCGTTGCGGTAAACGACATTATTTTCGCAATCGATGATGATTTCATCACCTTTTTCAGCGACAATTTGTTTTTGTTTTCCTAAAATTTCGTACACTTTCACATCAGCGAGCGACAGATAGTTAGGTGTATACTCAACGACTGGATTTGACGTATCTTCTTTGATATCCCACTTCGATAGATACAACGCTACACCTGCGACTTTATCGCCAAACTTATTATCGCTATCTGTAAATGTTTTGGTGTATTTTTTATTGCTTAACCCTTTTTTGTTAATTTTTTCAACTGTGGCTGTGTATTTGTTTCCTTGTTTTTTTATTGTTAGATTTCCATAAAAATCAGTAAAAACGTTTTGTTCGTTCGATTGTTCCACTGTCATAGCCTTAGATATGACATCGCCTTTTTTTATCTTGTTCTTTTTATCGGTAACTTTTGCAATTGTCTTAAAACTAATTTTTTTAGGTTTAAGCGTGTTTTTCTTCGTTGTTTTACCTTGACCGTCACGATCAGAACTGTATATCGCTTTATATTTTCCGCTCGTGGATGCATATCCGATTTGTAAATCAATCAAATTTTCGAGACTGTTTTCGTTGTCTTTAATCATCATTTTGCCGATGCGCGTACCTTTTTTATCTAATAAATACAACTCTATTTTATTTTTTGCTCGTGGGTATTTATTTGTAATTCGCATACGTGCAGTAACTTGCCAGTCTTCTAATTCTTTAGACAGCATTTGTTGTCTTACTGGTCCAAACCATGTTTTACCACCAACGCCCAACGGATTTTTACCAAAATACGACTTGCCGCCTTTGTTACCGATTTTTATGGCGTTGTCAGTGGTTGTCATATCAGAATCGGTAGATAAACTGCCGTTTTCGATGTTAAAACTTAGTGTTGCAGGTGTTATTTTTGTCCAAGAAGCCAATGTGTTGCATGGGTCATTTAACACTCGTGGTTTTAAATTAATCGGTGCATCTTGATTCTCAACATCAAATCCTGCACCTAAATAAACATACTCATCACCGTTAGAGACACCGATTTTAGTTAAATCACTTTCAGTCGTGAGTGTTAAAACAGGACGTGTCGTTGTGTTTCCTTTAGGTGTATAAACAGTTGTTTCTTCGGTAAGCTGTATTTCTTCTTTTGTCTGATAGCCTACACCTTCAGCACACGTGAAAGACATTGTAAATGATACCGCTGAACTGCGATTCAATCGTTCTGGCATACTTGTAGATGTAGGGTGTACCCACCATGTAACATCAGTTTCATCACTAAAAACCAGTGGATATTCATCGCCATCTGCAGTCTGTGTTAATACGTTTGCTAACTCTCTTAATGTATACACACGATCAGATTCATTTTCGGTTAACAATGACACATCTAACTCAAACTTTTTGCCGCCGAGTGATGTGCCTTCGTAAAGGTCTCCTAACATGCCAGGTATTTCAGTAACCTGTTCTTTAAATTCCGCGGTAATTGGACGGTTAATATCATTTAATACAATCCCGAAATCTTTCTTGCTGTCAAATCCACAATAATTAAATGTAATTTCTGCCATTGTGTCACTCCTTTCATAAAAAAAGAGAGACGGCTATATGCCGCACTCCCTATTAAACTATTCCTCTTGCAATGTTATTCTTTTGTGACGTTTTTCTTTGATACATACTGTTATTTTCATGCAGTATTTTCCCATCCAAGTAAGTGCTATTATCTTTATTAACAAGTTGCATCAACAATGCATTTTGCTGCGTTAATAATGCGACCAACTCGCTGTTGTCTCCAGCGTTATTAATCGTCACAGCGCCTTGTCCCGCTTGTTTAACGCCCATAATGTCCATTGTCTTGTTAAGTAGTTGTACAGCGCGTGAACGTTTTGATAGAGATAGTGGGATAATCATTTCGGGCTTGTTTCCTTCTCCAATTTCAGCAATTTGATGCTGTGTGATTAATCCACCGTTGGCATAGCCATGCCCCTTACCGACAAAATTAAGCATTCCTGACGCACCGTATCGACTTTTAGCATAATTAATCCCTGCTAAAAGGCTGTCTAATCCATTTAAACGATTATCATGACCAGGGAATTTGTAAGCGTCAAAAGTAGTACCGATTACCTGTACCAAACCTTTTGCCAAGTCACCAGTTTTATTGTTAATGTCACCGATATTACCCTGTACTGCTCGTGGATTTCCGCCTGATTCAGACTGAATTTGACGTAACCAAGCGTTAACGTATGGCTTGCTTGTAGGCAAGTTGTTCATCGACAATGCACGTTTAACTGTGTTCGTCCAACGAGTAACGCCTTCACCTTTAGGTTCTTCGCCGCCCGATTCTTCGAATATACCTTTAATCCAATTGCCCATTCCGCCAAAAGTAGTATTAACTGCTCCTTTGGCAATTGATAAAGGTGCTTTAGACATTGTACCTAGAATCGGTTTAAGTGTGCTGTTAACAACGTCTTTTACTATAGACATTGGGTTTTTAGCGTAGTCCCAAATGTCGCCTGCAAATTCTTTTGTAGCGCCCCAAGCTTTGGATGTAACATTTTTTGTTGAATCCCAAGCGCCGCTGAACCAGTTACCAATACCGTTGGCATAATGAGGCATTCCCATCTGTTGCATCAATGATTGTGTATCATTTCCGTTTAAGACTTTCGCACCTTTTTGCAAAGGCATGACAACGTTTCGTCCTTGCGCAATAAATGTGCTTCCGTCGGGATTTTGTACTGCTTCTTTATAGTTTTTGCCTTTACCATCGTTAATCATGGCTAACCCACCAGGGTGCGAATCAGTACCTCGTGCATAAGCTGGCACTTCCCAATTAGGCAGTTTATTTGCTCCTACTTTGTCTAAAACCCAGTTGATTCCACCTAAAATACCATTGACTGGTTTAGCAATTACTTTAACAACACTAACAAACATATCTTTAAATTTATCTCTTAAAGCACCTGCACCGTTTTTAATACCGTTTGCCATTTTACCAGGCATGGATTTAACATTATCAATCATTTTTTTAACCCAACCAAAAACACCATCTTTCATGTTTTTGAATAAGTTAATAACTTTTGATGGTAAAGATTTCATTCCGTTCCAAACAGTTGATGCGCCGTTTGTAAAAAAGCCTTTGATGCCATTCCACATGTTTGAAACGGTATTTTTAGCGCCTGTTCCGAGTGTTTTGAAGCCGTTTAAAATTCGTGTTGGAAAAGCCTTGAATCCGTTCCAAATAATTGAAATCCCATTTGCAAAGAACCCTTTTATACCTGCCCACATTCCGCTTATTACTGTTTTTGCTCCTGCAGCCAATACTTTAACGCCTTTAAGTATTCTACCGACAAATAATAAATTGACAGCGTTCCACACGAATTTAATCGCACCTGAAAAAACTTGCTTAATACCTTCCCACATTTTTGAGAAATTACCTGTAAATAGCCCTGCAAATATTTTAACGACACCCATTATTACAGATAAACCACCTTGGATAACACCCTTAATATTATTAATCAAACCACTTATGATACTGAAAATCACTGCTAAGACCGGCTTTATAATAGGTAAAATAAATTGTATTGCAGTTTGAATGCCTTTAATAACATTAGTGATTGCTGTAATGATCATTGTTCCGTTTTCTGCCCAAAATGTCTTCAATGTAGTAAAAATACCTTTAAAAATATCGACAATTTGCGTAATGATGGGCATAATGAAAGGTTTTAATGTGTTAAACACCGCTTTAAATGTTGTAATAGCACCTGTAATGGTCGATTTAATGGCTGGCATCGCACTCATAACAACAGTTTTCATTGTATTAAAACCGTCCACAAAGCTACCAAAAACGTTTCCTGTTCCACCTTTTAATGCAGCTTTAAAGTCTGCAAACTTTTCTTTTATTTTGCCGATATTATCAATAATTGCCGCTACAGTACCGATATCAAAATACTTCGATAAAATATCAACTTTTTCACCTTCTAAACCATTACCTAAAACCGTTTTTATTTTACCGCTCACACCACTAATCACATCAACTGATTTTTGGACGTTTTCACCAAGTCCACCGAAAACTTTCTCAATAGTTGCTCCACCTTCAGTCATGCCCTTAATCAATGTGTTTTTAAAAGGTGTGATGATGTTTGCAATTGAACGATTAATTGCAGATTTCATGTTAGCGAATGAACCGCTAATCGAGTCACCCGCAGTTTTGGCTTGGCCAGCCAATGCAATCGTTGCCCCATTACTACCTTTTGTTCCTTTTTCCATACCTTTGACCAATTTATCAATGACTTCTTCTGATTTTAATGCGCCACTTGTGATTTTTTTCTTCATATCTTCAACAGACATGCCGTACTGATTCGCTAAAATCTTAATTGCTGGCACGTTAGCGTCCGTTAAGCGTGCTAAATCACCCAATGATGCGGTACCACTCGCTTGTAATGCTTTAAAAGCATCTGATATTTGACCAATTGACTCTTCACCTTTACCTAAACCGTAAGCTGCATCTGTGGTTGCTCTTAAAACACCCTCAACTTTATCTGCTTTCATACCTGAGGCAATCAAACCTTTAGTTGATTCAGTCATTGCGTCCATTGCGATAGGCGTACCTTTAATAACACTACTAACTGACTTCATTATTTCCTCAGCTTTTTCTGCTGATCCAGTTAATTGTGTAAGTGATTTCGTTGCTGTATCAATCTTATCTATACGTTCAATAGCTGAGCCAATTGAGCCTTTGATAACATCGAATGCTTTCCCAACCGCAAATATGCCGGCAGTTACAAAACCACCGACTAACGCACCTTTAAAAAAGCTGACATTTTTATTTAACTTACTAAAACTGTTATTATTACTTTCAACTTTTCCGCTTATATCAAATGACTGTCCAGAATCGTTCAAACTATTAAGCTGAGTGCTTGTAACTTTAGCTTGCGTTTCTAAACTATTCAACGCCTTAACTGCTTTTTTAGTATTGTCGTCTGATTCGCCGAATTCTTTAGTTAGTTGAGCGACAACTTTTTGTTGACCTAAAACAGCCTGTTCTGTTAAGTCTAACTGACGAGTAAGGCCTTTTTGCTGTGTTTCAAAAGCTCCTGCTTCATCTCCTGCTGCTTTCAAGGCACGTGTGTTTTTGGCAGTTTCACGTTCGTTTTCTTTCATTTCTTGTGACAATTCATTCATGCCTTGTTCTGCATAGGCTAGTTCTCGTTTTGTCGATTTAAGTTGCCCTTCATAACCCGACATTTTCGCTTGTGCATTATTGACTTCTACAGCAAGTCTCTTTGCCTGGTCAGATGCTTCGCCATTCGCTTTGACTTCTTCTTGGTAACGTTTAGTAAGTTCAGCTACTTTCTTCCCTTGAGCGCCCATTACATCTTGTAAAGACTTAGCTTTAACGCTTAATCCTTCATAACTTTTCCCTGCATCGCCTATGGCTTTCATGTTAGCTTTCATTGCACTGTCAGCAAGTTTTACTTGTTTATTAATCTGATCTAACGTATTTCCGAATTGTGTATCGTCTAGCGTTAATCCTACCGCCATATTACCGATTGGAGTTCCTTTTTGTACCATAATTTACCTCCTTCCTTTAGTTACTTTTAAATAGAGTTGAAGAAATCTTCACCACTCATATAATCTTTTTTAGATTTTTCATCACTGAAAAGTTGCATGAGATATTCATCATCAACATTGTCTATTTCGTGCATTTTCCAGCCTGACTCTAATAAATCGCGATAAAGTTTATCGACATTTTCTAGCGCTTTCTGTGTTGTTGCTGTTTCATCTGCGGCTTTGGGTCTTGTTGTCCGCCCAAAATATCGCCTAAAAGATTTTGTAACTGGCTTAACTCATCGAATGTTTCGAATAAAACATCCGCTGTTACTTCATCGCTGTTAAAGCAGCTTGCTGTGAAATCCGCAATTTCTTCCATCGCTTCTACTTGTTCGTGAAGTGATAACTCACTTTCTTTTTCCATTTCTTCATATTTTGCGATTAATTTTAACGCATCTTTTTTTACACCTAAATTGATTTTTTTACTGAAATATGATTTTCCTTTGATAATAATTTTTGCCATAATTAAATTCCTCCATGTTGTTTTAATTTTTTGTAAATAAAAAAGAGTAGGTTTCCCCACTCTTTTATGAGTTATTCTTCTTCTGTTGTAGCTTTTAAAATTTCTATATTTATCTTTTCTGTAACTGGCTGAGAGTTAATGTCGTAACCTTGAATTTCTAATTTGTCGTTGATAGTTACCCCACTACCTATATAATAGAAAAAGTTACCATTCGAGAAAGTGCCTCCTTTTGCTTTAGCACTATTATTTAAAAAAGCTATAGCATGATTTATTTCTCCAGTATATTTTCCATTTATACCCGTTTTATTTTCATAGAAAGGGTTAGGTTTTATTGTGGGTGGTTCAGGGCGTTTCGTTGACAGTAACTAAACAAGTTGCTGACTTAGTGCCTGCTTTAGCTGTGATTGTTGCACTACCTACAGCAATCGCTGTTACAGTGCTATCAGCGCCCACAGTTGCGATGTTTGCATCGCTCGTTGTCCAAGTCACTGTTTTATCAGTTGCATTTGCAGGAGCTACTGTAGCTGTTAATTTTTCAGTTTCTCCGACAATTTTAGCTAGTGTGGTTTTATTTAAAGTGATCCCAGTTACAGCAATAGGTAATGTTTTAAATGCTGGTATATCTACTTTGTCACTCTCTTTGTCATCTTTTACCCGTGTTGCTTTATAAGTGCCTGCTGCTATTTGTGTGTTAGCTGCTACACCAGTGATAGAGAGAGGACTTGCGCCCTCAGCTACTACCGTATCGTCTTTGTAAATTTTGAATGTATCTGCCATTATAGGTCCTCCCTTACGATAAATTTACGCTAGCGCCAGTCGTTGTTACGCTAACAGCTCCGACTGACGGTTCTGTTACTTTCCCGCAGCTGCGCCGCCAAATACAAAGGCTTTGAATACTTCTAATGTCACACCTTCAGTTGCAGTTGATGCTTTTGCATATACTAAAGCATCGGAACTTCGAGCAATAAAATCACCCTCAACGGCATCTGTTTGTAACTCGACGCCTTTATCCTCTGATGTTTTTAACTCTTCATCAGGTGCTGTGAATTTCCCTTTCATCAAACCGATAAATAGATCATTACCATCTTTGTCAGTTGTAACTAAAACAACAGACATGTATGGGGGCTTAGTGTTTGCGCCAATAGTGATAATTCCGTCTTTTGTTTTTTCTGCACCTGTCATTCCGATAGAAAGTTCCATATATAAATCTGCGATATCTAATGCTAATTTAGGAGATGATACACCTTGCGCTGATACATGGAAAGGGACATCTGATGCATACACAATATTAGGTGTTGCACCCATTCCCGTCACTTTAGCTCCAATTGCCCCACCTTGCGCCGCGTTAACTTCAAATTCTTTCACTACTTCATCGTCTTTACCTAATTGTGCTAAATGAATAGCTTTAAATCCTACTGTTGCCATTTATAAAAACCCCTTTTATTTTTTATTTGAAGCGAATTGCTTCATATCGTTTTATAATTCTGTTGCAATTTTCCAAGTCGCTATCATTTGTTATTTCTGAATATTGGCATGACCAAGCGTTTTCTTTCATAAGTTCATCAATCTTGAAATAAAGGTCGTTGGCTTGTTCTAAATCATTTGTCCAAATATCTACCTGGACATTAAATGTCATTGTCTGAGCTGTATTGGATGCACGATTCGAATAATACGCATTAACTTCTACGACTCGTATCAAAGGCAATTTTTCTAACTTTTGATAGTCTTCAGGTACATAATTTAGAAAACGAGTAATATCTTTTAAATCACTGTTTTTTAAAATTTCGTTAACTTGTACGACAGCTATATTCATAGTTTTATTCCTTTCGACATAGCACTCACCATCGTTTCAAAGACTTCTGTTGCCATTTCTTGTTGTGTCTTTTGTATAAATGGTTTAGGCGATTGTCTAATTGTTCCGAATTCTAAAAAATGGACACGCCAAGCAACGTCCTTTTCAAAGCCCACAGTAATTTCACCGTTTTTTGGACTACTGAAAACAACGTTATCTTTAGCGTGTTTAAACACGTATTTTCCTCTTTTACCTTGATATTTTTTAGAATCATATACAGGTGTATTTTTTTCTAATGTTTCTGCGAATACTTTTGCGCCTGCCGTCAATGCTTTATTCGTTGGAGCAGTTAAACCTTGTGCCATTTTTCTAAGATTTACGCCAATATCATTTTTCACAGTAACACCCATCAACTCACCGCCTTAGCAATAATTGTTGTAAAATCTTTACGAGCTACACCACGATTTATTTTCACAATTTCATATATTTCATTGGACCACTCGATTTTCATAGTATTTTTTATATCAGCGACTTGTTGATATCGAATGATGAATGTAAGTGTGTCCTCCAAAATTGTTCCGATAGTACTTTTAACTTCGTTTAAAAATTGACTTTGGACACTTGCCCAGCATGAAAAGACGACAGTATCGATAACGATATTGCCGCCTAGTTTGTCCTTGTCATTTTTCTTTTCAATGAACGTGATTCTTTCGCTTAAATCATACGTTTTAATAAAATTACTCACGTTCTACCCCCCTTAGTTGTTGAATGAGAGGGATTATACCAAATGGAATATCGTTGAGTGCTGATTCTGAAGTGGCTCGTCTAAATTCGTACCAATGACTTACGAGCAAACAAATAGCATACTCAAAGCGCTTGTCGTCAATTTCTGTGACTTCTAAAGTGCCTAAGATGTATGCTTTAGCTGTTTCTTTTAACATTTCAAGTAATGAATCATCAATCGCATGATCGATACGCAAATAGTTTTTTAAATCTTTTATATCCATTTTATCCTCCTAACTCAACTCCACATTAGCTCCTGTAGTTGTAGAGTTAACTTTAGCTACCACAGGGCTATCTACTTTCCCTCTTCAGGAATTGCAAGCGTTGCGTAATATCCTGCATCTGTATCTGCTGATTCGACATCTAAACGTGCTGCAGCTGCTAAAACTTGTCCGTATACGTCGTTATCTTGCCATCTAACAGAGACTTGTTTTCGGTCAAAATACTTGGCGAATGCTTTAGAGTCTCCAATGAAAGCTACTTGGTCTTTTGCTTTAGATCCGATTACATCGTCTGCGATTATAGCGATGGGTTTTCCTAGCAACTTGTATCCCGATGCAGAAGTAATATCTTGTTGTAACAAGTAACGACCATCTTTATCTTTCAATTTATCAACTGCATTGAAGAACGATTGTGATGCTATAACCGAAATCGAATAAGCTGTATCGACCTCTACGTTAATAAGATCTTTTAAATCATCGATACTTGTTAATGTTTTAGCAGTGGCTGTCTTAAGTACTTTTGAAATTTCAGCATTGGCTGTGTTTCGTTCTTGACTTTTGATATCTCCCGATACTAAAGCTGCTAAATCGACATCCGAATCATCAATCGACTCTTGGGAGATTGCGACGAATCCTCGATATGTTACGACTTCCCATGATACTTTTTTGAATTTTGGTTTTGCTAATTCTGGATTTTTTTCTAATTCTTCAACGGAAATCATCACGCCTTTATTTTTCAATAAAACTGGATAAGAGCCTGAACTCGTTGTTACTGGAATTTTTTCAACATAATCACGTAAATCAACGACGTTTTCAGGTTGTTTCTGAGGCGTTGTTAAACGTTCTACTGGAATAACAGCTTCTGCCCCAACAGTGGTTAAACCGTCTCGTTTTTCTTCTCCTTTACTTCGAATAAACGTATTAAGTGCTCGTAATTCAACATCTTCTGTTCCTTGTTGATCTAATACTTTTTCTGCCATTTTTCGTTTCTCCCCTTTGTCTGTTTGTTTTGTTGAACGTTGCTCCATTTGTTTTTCAGAACGTTGCTCTTCTTTTTCTTTCTCATCATCGTCTTTCTTATCTTCGTCCGCCTTTTCAAAGTTATCTTCGTCTGAACGCTTGTCAGAAGCACCTGTTTCTTGGAAATTCTTGATTTGTTCAATTAATTCTTCCGCCTTGTCAAAATCGCCATCTGCAATTGCTTGCTCGGCAGCAGTTTGTAATTCTTCAATAGTCAATTCATTCACCCCTTTTTAATTTTTGCTAACTCTAATGAAAGAGTTAATTTTCTTTTTTGCAGTTCGTTAACCACTTTTTTTAATGATCGTTGGGCAATTTCCGCATTCGTTTCAGCGTAAGCAGGAATTGATACGATTGAAATTTCTGCTAATTCGTTGATAGTATTGATAGTGCGGATATAATTATCACCATCTCGTTTCCAAGATTCGCCACCATCGGATACATTAAAACCAAACGAGCATTCGTTTATATCACCACGAGTAACCGATACATTTAAATCTCTTGCATAAGTTGTATCAGGCAATTCACATCGGAAATGAAGCCCTACCTCATCCACAGTGATTTTTAAAGTGTCATTTGCTGTTCTGCCTAAAACAAGGCTACTGTCATGATCAATGAAGCAACGAACATCTGATAAATCAGTTTTTTTAAGTGCTGTAGGGGAAATAACTTCCCTAAACCCGCCCAAGTCCTTGCTCAATGAATTGAATCGTAAAGCATAGCCCTCAATGATGTTGTCATTCGCTTTCACTTGCTCCATCTTCCGTTGTTCCAGTTGTTGCATTTGTCTCACCTCCTCTCAATTTGCGAACAATTTCTTTACCGTTTTCAACAGGAGGGAGACCGTAGAATTTACGAGCTTCGTTGACGACTAATATCCCTTCGCCTTTCGTTTCGTCCATCATTTTGTTGAATTTCGTTTGAACGTCATGGCCAGTTAAAATAGAGAAATCAATTTCTATATCAACTGACAACTTAACGAACAATTCATCAGTAATCATTTTTGAATATGTTCTCAATGTGCTTGAAACGTAAAGAGAGTTCGCACTATCGTCAGTCGTATTGACTAACTCCATACCAAAACGAGACAGCGGTATACCGAATGCCTTAGCGATTTGTTTAGTTGAGTAAACATTATTTTGAATCATCTTCAAAATGTCCGTATTAAGTTCAAACGTTTTGAAGTCTTGTGTGCTATCTAAAACAATGACTGAATTGGCATTTTTAGCACCACTATTCACATCTTCAAAATCTTTTTTTATTTGTTTCTTACTTTTGTTATTTAAATTTGATTGTGACAGTTTTAAAATACCGCCAGCTTGAATGCCTTTTGTGAAAAACGCAGACAATAAGTTGTTACCATTTTTAAGCATGGATAACTCTGTTTGTAACGCATATAACGGACTTAAACCTGTCTTTCCGTTGAGTGAAAAAGATTTGAAGTGTAACACGTCTTTAGATTGCAAACGCTCTGTATATCCCTTTAAATTGGTATAAGCGTAACTCAAACTTCCGTCTTCATCATTTTCATAAATAACAATTTGTGATGGTTTAACAAACGTTAGCCGTTCAGCTTTTATTTCACTGCGTTCAACAACTACAAAAGCATTGCCTGTTAATAGCATTTGAGCGGTGATTGCGAATAAAAACGTGTAAGGTGTCATTACTTCGTTTGGTTTTTTATTCAGTAAATCTAAAACCACATCATTTTCTTGCGCGCCTTTTTTATATACAAACGTACTGCTTGCGATATCGCCTGCTAGAATTTTTACAGCAGTGAAAATATCCGATTGTTTTAATGATTCTTCGCCCATGAAAGAGCTAACAGCAGTCATATCTGCGCCACTTAAATAGTCAATAATCGCTTGCGACTTATCACTTAAATCACGCTTGAAAAATATCCCCATTAAATCACCTCCTTTCTAAACTAGCTGCGTTCTGTTGCTAACAAAAAAGACGTCGCTAACAAGCAAACGCCTAAAATGATAAAACCTAAAATGAATGAAAATAAAAAAGCCGCTACTGTAAAAGCGATGAGGCTTGAACAGTAAAGACTTGCGATTATAATTTGTATATATTTACCAACCAAAACCATATTCCCCACTTTCTATCAGTTCATTAACATCTACTTCATCAAAATCGTGATACTGCGCTTGTGTATAAGCGTTGATTAAAGCATCCACAGGGTCAATTTTGTTACGATTTGTTGTTTTATCAATCATTAATGAGTCGTTTTTCTCAACAGAAACAGCATTATACATCCCTCTATTAAGTAATTTATTGTTTAAATGGACTAATTTTCCATTTAGAATATCAATTTTCAGCTGCTTAGTAGCGGGAGAAAGTGTAAATGGACCTTGCCTAACCTCAACGAATGCATCACCATAACGTTCTGCCAACTCTGTGATCATTAATCCTGCGTTGTAAGGGTCATAACAAATTGCTTTGACATTAAACTCATTATGTTGGATAAATTCATCAAGCCACACGATCATATCCCGATAATCAACTAAACCACTTGGTTGCGTTGATATTGAACATTCTCCTGCTTTTTCGTAAGCAGTGTATGGTGTTTTATCTTCTTTTTCTTTCTGCTCAATACCGCCTTTAGAGCCAACGAAAGAATAGCTATCAGCTAATATTCTTTGTTTTTCATCAATAGGTATTGCCCAAGATATTGAAGTCAAATCGCCAACACGAGATAAATCGACACCAATATATATATCGCGCCCAAATAAATTACTATTACGCATTGAATCATCAGCAATAGCGCTACTCCATTCCTCAGTATTCATATAACTCTCTTTACTTGATTGCACCCACACATTGAAATGTTTCGTTAGAATGTTTGAAATCGTACCTTTTACTTTAGATTCTTTCAACATTCGTTTATACATGCTCATTAATCGTTCTTTTTGCTCAATGATTTCCATTAAAGGATTTGACTTTATCCACAATTCGGGATTGTCTATTTCTTTCATACTATCTTGTTCCCAACAAAGCGCTAAATACTCATCGTTTTCAGTTTCACCACTCAGCAACTTGTTAATGTACTGGTACTCCACTGAATACATTGGATAGTTTAGTTTATTAGATGCTGTAGAGATAATAACAATCAGAGGTTCTAATTGTTGGCCCATTGATGTTTCGATAACGTCCATCATTTCAGTTGTTTTAGAATAGGCGTATTCATCAAAAATACCTAACATCGTATCTAAACCGTCCAACGTATCGGCATCAGCTGATAAGGGCTGCATAAAACTATCGTCAGTCGTTGTCACTTCGTATTTCAAAACTTTAGTGAAGTCTCTCACTGTTTTACTCTTACCTCTAACAGCTTTCAACTGCGACTTAACCATATTGAATACGATTTTAGCTTGGTCTCGCATATTCGCTGTGGCATATATTTGCCTAGCATTGCGTGGGTTACGTTCGTAAATCAAGCAATATAACGCAATCCCAGACACCAAAAGCGACTTCCCTTGCTTACGTGCAAGCGAGAGGTATGCCTTTTTAAATCTCCTCGTGTTATCTGATTTTTTTCGCCATCCCCAAAGCATAGCCAAAATGAATTTTTGAAATAAAGCCAGGACATTCGGTTTACCCGTTTTTGGGTCGGGTAACATCTCAACAAATTTAACAATCTTTTCCGTATGACCAACGCTATAATAATAGGGATAATCTTCATTTTTCGATTTTTCAACATCACTTTTATGTCTTTCTATCGCCTTTTGAATTTTATCACTCACAATAATACTGCCATTTTCAACCGCTTCAATATATTCTGAAACATAATCACTCATCTAAACACCTCCAAGCATATCCCCGAACGGATCATCTTTTTCTTTTTCAACTTCGATAGGTTTAACAAGTTTTAACCTTGAATTAATTGTCAAACCTAATTCACTTGCCGTTACCTTTAACTCTTTAGAATAGGAGTTGACAACGTCCACAAGAGGATTTTTCTTGCCTTCGATTACATGACCCTCAGCAACTAGTTGTTGCATGGCATCATCATATAAATAAGAATAGTTACAATAGCGAATCACCGTTTGTTGGTCTAATTCTGAAATAGGTAAATCCTTTATGAAATTAGCAATACGTTTCCATTCACCCACAGCTCCAGGTACAACGCTATTAGGTACTTCGTTGAAATTCAAACGGTCATAATTATATAAAACTTCTTCCTCTTTTTGCTTCTCTTCCAATTGCTCTTTTGTAAAGTGTCCACTTGTTGCTCCTGCTAATTTTTTAGGTCTCACCAACACTATCACCTCCTTTCTGAAAGTTAGTTTTTGGAAAAAAATGTGCGTCTTTGGATATCCTCGATTGCTCGTAAATCGCAAAGGTAGGGGGGCTAAAATCTCCGACAAGAATTTTAAAATTTATTTTGGATAACTACAAAAAGAAAAATTAAAATCGCTTAGACGAGCTATTAAAGTCGTTTAAACGATTACCATTTTTTCTTATGATGTTTGTTGTGGCACTCTCTGCATATTGTTTCTAAATTATTTTGATTAACTCGCTGTTCCCAATCTTCTTTAAGTTCTATGATATGGTGAACTATCTGACCTTGTTTAACGTTTTTATTTTTTAAACATTCTTCGCATAATGGTTGATTGACGAGCTTAGTCATGCGTGCTTGCTTCCACTCGGATGACTGATAGAACTTTGTGTACTGTTTGTTGAACTCGTTGTTGCGTGTTGTCTCGTTGTATCTTTGTGCTTGCTCTTGCTTACGTTTGATACCTATGTGAGCATGCGTGTCACAATACTGATCAGTGTAATCAATCAGTTGTCTGCAGTGAGCTACTTTACATTGGTGTTTAGGCATTGGTTAATCACTCCTTACCGTTTATGTTTTTGTTTTCGATTGCGTTCTTCAATAAGATACTTAGTGCACCCATAGATCAAGAATATAAATAAAAGTCCCACGATTAGCGCATAGACACTTAGCGCTCCCAAAATGATATAAATAAAAGTATTAAGTAAATCCATCTCCATCACTCCTCTAATTTAATGTATGAAAAAAGACACCGGTGAGGGTGTCTTAAGTTTTATATACTTACTTACTATTCTTGTTTATTTCAGATTGTAAACTTTCTTTTTTATAAATAACGCCTTCCATATAAAGATTTATCAGAGGTGCTACAAAGTCTTCAAAATCCTGACATATTGATTCTCCTATACCAGGGTGATTATCAAATAAATTAAATAATTGCTTACAATAATCTTCTAAGTCATCCATCCTTTGTAATAGTTGTTCCGTTAACTCATATTCCTGAGGTGTAGTTACATTAACATTATTAATAGCTACTCGGCAATCCTCAACATGTTTAGGAATCTTTTGCCTCAACTCTAGCCCTTCATAACGATAAGATTTACTAGCAAGCCTACTAAAATTTGTTAGCGCTTCTTCTACTTTTATTATACTTTTCTGTTTTTCTAATAACTCGGAGACATGGCTTTGTTTTCTTTCTGCATTTATCTTAATACATCTTGGAACAACTTCTCGGATTAATAATAATAATAAATTAAAAATTAAATTCATATCAATTGACATGAAACTCACTTCCTTACATCATATTTACACAAAGTTATCCCACATCTCTAAAAAAGAAATGTATAGAACAACTACCGTATACTTATAATATAAGTAAATGAACACACTCGTGACTTTCACCATTATCAAACGATAAAATGTGAAATACACAAACTTGTGTCTATCACTTGCTGACGTCCCGAACGCCAGTGTGAGCCAATTAATCATGTATACCGCTCTTACAGCTACAGGTATTAATCGCCCATCAAGTTTTTTAACTAATATCATCGTAACATGGATTTATCAATAGATGGGTACACAGAAAGTACTGTACTTTTTAATCTAACTTAAATTTAATCATTCGCATTAAAGCAGCATGTCTACTCTTGATATACGAATAACTATACTTAGTTAGCTGTGCTATCTCAGACAGCGACAACTCATCCACATATCGCATAATTAATATGCGATTATCCAATCCCTCAAACCGTTCAATCAAAGTTACAATCTTATCACGATGTGATTGTTTTTCTTCTAATTTAGTTTTCAAGTTATTAATCACCTCTTTTATTTCACCTTGTTTTTCAAGTGATGTTAAGAACGTTTGTGTTTTCTCTAGATCACCACCATCTAACCAACGGCTTAACTCTTTTTCCTTACACTCAATTTCCAATTCTAAAATATCAATATCTGTCATTGTGTCATTGTATAATCTCAACCACTCGTAATCGTGTATTGTAATCACCCCTTAGATTTGAAATACATTATTTGTTTATTTTTATAATATAATCAGTTTTTTTAAACGGAGAATATTCATTTTCACACTGATTAATAACATGTCCATTATTTTTCGAATGGATGTGCCACATTCTGCAATATGGACACCATACTTTCACTGTAATTTCGGTGTGCTTATATCCTATCAATACTGGATAATCTTCTTTTTTATATCTCATAAATTATTCATCCTCTCTTTTATGTGTGCTTTAATAACGTTTGGGGGCCATCTTGGGCACAGCGTGGGCACATCTAACTCATTGTCTCCCTAAGAAAAAATTAAAATGTGCCCGCGGTGCCCATGCTTTTCTAACATATACTAGGCTACATGTATATTGCTACATGTATTATCTATATTTTTAATGTAATTAAAGTGAAAAAAACATGGGCACAACGGGCACACATCTCTTTAACCCTTTCGCCAGTTATGTTTAACCGTGCCCACCTTGTGCCTGCGCATGCCCGCTCTACCTATGAAAACTATTTATGGCATTCCTTCTTTTTTTAATATGGATTTATATCTTCCATAGTTAAATGTACGAACCTGTACTTTCTCTCACCTTTTATTGTTTTACGTAACCGTAAGTAACCTGCTTTTTCAACTTCTAAAATAAATCTTTTTTTACTCATACACTTAATTCCTTCATTTGCACAATAGGTCCGATATCGACTATAGACATACTCAACTGTACAGCCCTCTTGATGATCATTACGTATACATTCATCTGTTAAAAAAAGTTTTACTGGATTGTTTCTTTCTAACCACTGCTCTTTGACCTCTGACATTCGTTCAGACTCACTTGTACAACCTCGTTCTAAGCATTTTCTGAACATTTCTAAACACTCATAAGCAAAAATAGGTATCTCTTGTTCTATAGCTTTTAAATCATGTTTGCTGATGAATTCTTTTGTTATTTTAGTTTCAAGCGGTACGATTTTAAAACGCCTTGTATCTCCGTGCGTATTAGCTTTGAAACTCGGTAATTCATTTGCACTAAATATCAGCTTAGCAAAACTTTTGTAACTGAACGGATTCTTATTTTTAAATTCGATTAAGATTGTATCATCGCCTGTTAGAGCTTTAATAACCGAAATTTTATCAAGATACCTACTATCAATATCTGCAAAAATATTTGCTTCTTTAAGGTAAACTTGTGACGTTGCAAAACGGTTGTTCTTATCTGCGAACTGTTCTAATGCAACACTTGATATATTGGACATCCCCAACATACTTGTAATGTGATTAAGCAAAGTGCTTTTTCCATTTCTTCCCTCACCACTTAAGATTGTAAGCTCTTGAAAGGGCATACCATGATAAAAACATGATCCTATTAATTCCATGATATACGTTAAACTTTCACCTGTTAAATCAGCTAACCATTGTTTAGTTTTGACCGCTTCACCTTGCACTTTCAAATTGTAATCATGCCCATGTAACAACATTAAATCAGGATTATGTGCCTCTAAATTTCCTGTAGCAAAATCATATATACCATTATTAAATGCCACTTTATCAGTTTTTATCACTTCAGCAGGTGTCATGTGGTTGCCAGCTTGATAACAGTTGATACTAACATTGTAAGAAGTGTCTTTTACTGCTTTCATTGTCCATTTCCCAACCCGCTGCAATTTTTCTGTAGCTATTTTAGCTGTGTACTTATCAATATCAAAGTTTTGCCAATATCCTCCTTTTACGTTGTATTGGAGTGGATATGGAAAATTAGGATACGTTATCATGCGCGATTCTTTCATTATTTCTTTGGCCAAAGCTGGTATATCAACTTTTTCTTTATCATGATCATCGATGAAAAGCCATTCGGGCCGTTCTTTTATTGTTGTTGTAAAGTTAGATATTAAATCGTCTACTGATGTTGGGGGTTCAGCAATATTAGTCACTGCATCAATGCCAACTGTTGCTACACTATTCGTTTCTGTACTATTTGATTCCAATTTTCCAAGCTCCTCTCTTTGTTGTTTCTCGTTTTAAAATACTGCTGAATGTTTGGTCTAATTCATCTTTAGGCAATGGATTAGCAAGATTGGCATTCCACATTTTTAATATTTCGTATGCTTCATCACTACCCAATTTATAAAGGTATCGTCCTGCTAGTCGCGCTAAAGTGTTATTACGTTCACCTACATTGACACCACTTAATAACTTGCCCCATTCATCACTGGATAACTTGCGCTGCTCCTGGCTCTTATTATTTCCTATCAATATTTTTAACCATTGTGGCGCTTCTACTATCGGATGTGGATTAACCACCTCATATATTCCACCGTTTGGATGTACGCTAGGTGGTGCAAGAACATATCCACCCGCGCCTTTTATATCAATTTGAGGAGCTAACTTGCTAGTTGATGATTTCGGAAGAAACTTATCTCCTCTAAAGTAATAATGCAGTCCACCTGTAGGTGTTTTAATTGTTGTTGTTTGTATTTTCCCATAATTTTTTTCCCAATCATCCAACTGCTCCATTCCCTCTGTGCTGTCATGCACATCAATATCTAGAACCCACAGTACTTTACCTGTTGCTATTCCAATATTGTATTTAGGATTGGTTTCCCACCAACTAGATATTTGCGATTGATCAATAGTAGCTGACTTGAATCCGTTTTTAGTGGCCGGACGTTTCTCATTCGGCACACAAGGAAAAACTGAAACACCATTTTGTGCGTATTTCAATGCTCTTTGTTGTAAATTCATTGTATTTCCTCCTATTTTTGATACAATAAAAGGCAAGAGCGGTAATAAAACTCTGCCTTGAAGTCCTTTATCGGTGCAACGATAAGGGGCTTTTTTTATTGTTCATTTTGTAGCTCGTATTTTTCTATGATCGCTTCGGTTTCATCCGTTTGTTGTTTTAACGCACGCATAACAACCATATAAACTGGTGCTAAGTGTTTTACTTCGGCAAGTACTTGTAATGCTTGACTAGTTGTAAAACCCTCTTGTGAATTGTAATTGGTGTTAAATAAATCATCTAATACGCCCAATGCTTCAACTGCTTCGTTTGTTAAAACACTCAAATCGTGTAAGTTCGTATAATCAACTTCTGTTATTTTTTTCATTGTGATACCTCACTTTTAGTATTTTTAAGTAACATGTATAAAATTGCCATATGTTGATGGTTCAATGATTGACGTACTCCTTCTAATGTTTTAACGATTGAAATAATGTAAGTTGAGCCATGTCTCATTAGCAAATTTTCTATATCGTTCATATCACTCGTTGTATCAGATAATAAGTCTGCTGTTTCTTCCAATGTTTTAATGACAAAATGCTCACTCTCTTTTTCATACAAATCTATCAAATTTAAAAGCGCGACATTTCCTTCGTCTAAATCAATGGTTAATCGATTTAAAAACTTAGTCGCAACTATACTAATTGGTTGTATCTCATTTTCTAAAATTTCTACAACCTCTGCTGCCATATTTACTTGTCCTACAATAGTTACACTTGTTTCAATTAACAAATCCTTATACATTTCAACACCCCTTATAATTAATTGTTATACTTATTTACATTTAATAACCCCATACGTTGCGCCCGCTTCATATTTTGTTATTTTTGGTGGCTAAGCACCCATTTACTTACTTCATCCTTAGAATAAAGCTTAATACCATCTATGGTAATAGTTGGTAAACCTTGTCGTTCCCATTTATTTAATGTGTTCACTGATATATCAAACCATTCTGCCATATGTTTTTGCTTCAAAAAAGGTTTATCAATACCTGCATGACGTCTTGCTTCATCAATACTAATTGTTGCAATACTGTATATATATTGCTTTAAATGTGAGGTCTGTTCCTCGTTTAACATGACTTCCAAATGCTTTACCTCCTTAAGAATGAACGATTCGTTCGCCGTTTAAGCTGATTTTTTTATAATCACTAAGTTTTTAACTTCTTTCAATTCCATACGATAGCAGTTTGCCACGTCCATCACTTGATTAAAACGTTCTTGGCGTGTTCGCTGTTTATTTCTGTTCAGTGAGATTAACTCACTTATAACGATTTCATACAGAACATAACCTACCAATAGTGTTAGAGAACCATATACGATAAGCCAGTATAGCATCGGCATTATTAATCCCTCCTTTTTATAAATTTATTTGGTATAATCACTATAGAAAGTGAGGTGAAAAATTCATGGATAAACAATTGTATCAAGCCGTTTGTATCAATGGTCATCAAAAAACAGATAAATATGAATCAACAACAGATCCCAAAGAATTTTGCGCGGATTGCGGAAAGAAGCTCATCTCAACTTGTCAAAGTTGTCGCACTCCAATAAAAGGTCACTTGAAATTAGAAGGTGTATACGGATCTTTCAGACCTACGAACATCCCTAACTATTGCAGTACTTGTTCTGCCCCTCATCCTTGGACATCCTTTATCCTAGAACAATCTGTCGAACTATTAGCACTTGATACAGAGTTGTCATCTTCTCAAAAAGAGTTGATAAAAAATGCTTTGCCAGATTTGTTAGTAGACACACCAGCAACACAGGTAGCCATAGCAAAATATAAGTTAAATATTTCTAACGCGACAAAAGTTGTTAAAGATGCCATGTATAACATACTTATTGACACTGTATCTGAAACTGCAAAAAAACTATTATTTAATTAACTTGAATCGACACCATTTACAATAGTTATCACCTTTTTCAACTAGGCCTCTGCAAAAATCACATTTTTTGTATTGGCTTTTTTTAATTTTCGTTACATAAAAAACGAAAAAACTACGAGGTACTTTTATCATTCTTTCCCTCCTTACTAATTTACAAATTCTTAAATAATATAGTTACTAAAGACAGTTTTTTTATAACTTCTTCTCCTTACTCTTTTTTAGAGGCATAAATCCTATCAATTCTAGCAATTCAATTTCTAAATAATTACAAATTTTCAGAAGTGTACTTACTCTAATATTTGTTGTTTTTTTATAATAAAAAGATGTTAACGTACTTCTGGAAATGCCTGTTTCAATACTTATCTTAGTAATCGACAGTAATCTTTCTCCTACTATTTTAGAAAAGTTGTTTTCAAACATAAAATGACCTCCTTTGTTGTTTTTTGACTTATATGTAAGTCATATTCATATAAAATATAGCATTACAAATGAATTGAGTCAATACTTATTGTACAATAAACTTATCTTTTTGTAGTTTTAATGTTTAAAACGACTTATTTATGCTACAATAAAATAAAAAAGGATGATACCATGATCGCGAATAATCTAGCTACTTTATTAACTGAAAGAAAAATAAAAATAACTCGCTTGGCAAAAGAAACAGGCATTTCCAGAAGTACAATTACTTCTATTGCTCAAAATGATACAAAAATGATTCAATTAGAGGTTATCAATCAAATTTGCATGTACCTAGAGATAACTCCTGAAGATTTTTTTGTTTTCACACCTATAGATATGAACATAAATCATAAAATAAACAATTTGAAAGTGGATTTAGACGATAGTTCTTTAAAATTCGAACTCGATTTTTTATTTGAGTTCACAACAAAAGCAGGTACAGATACTTTTGAAACATCTATTACAATTGATGATCCAAAAAACAGAAAAAAAGAAAATATGTCCAGTTCCTTTTTCACTATCGATTATGATTCACTAGAAACTCGTCTAATTTTGCGAATTGAAGATAGATCAGAACTTTTTACTGAATATCAAAAAAAAATCCCAACCGTTATTTGGTGGAATAGACTAAATATGTTAGATTCTGAACTCAACACTTCCATTTCAAAAATGATAAAAGATTATTTACAGAACTATTTATCAATAAATAATGAGTTATCACTTGAAGAAGTTGAAGAAGTCTCAGGAAGAGCATCGTCTATGATTTATAATTTTAAAACCAGCATTCCAATCGGAAAATAAAATTAATCTCCCTCACCTTGCGCCCGCATACGGAGGGAATATTAATGGCAACATTTAAACAGTATGAAACTAAAAATGGTAAACGGTGGCTATTTAAGCATTATATAGGCACCAATGAAGAGACTGGTAAACGACAATCAGTATTAAGACGTGGATTTTCCACGAAAAAAGAAGCCAACCTTGCATTATCTCGTTTGTTACTTGAGATAGAACAAGGTGGCCTTAAAAAGAATAGACAATATAAATATCATGAAGTGGCCACTATGTGGTTAGAGCAGTACAAGAATACAGTTAAAGAAAGTACGTATGCAAGAACTGTCTTATATTTCAATACACACATATTGCCCCATTTTGGCGATATATTTATAGACAAGGTCAGTTCTGCTACTTGTCAAAAAGCTATAAATGAATGGTATAAGAAAAAATATGCGATGTACAAGCTATGGTTCAACTACACATCTAAGATATTCGAATATGCTATCACATTGAATATAATTGATATTAACCCAACTGTTAGGGTAACTATTCCTAAAAAAATATCAGAAGTTAATGACCATGAACACCTCAATTTTTTCACAAAAGAGGAGCTACAACACTTTTTTCAATGCTTAGAAAAAGAACCCCAATATCGTCCATACGTTCTTTTTCGCTTACTTGCTTTCACTGGAGCACGTAAGAGTGAGATAATAGCGCTTAATTGGCAAGACATCAATTTACAAGCCGGTACGTTAAAGATCAATAAAACTTTATCTAAAGGTTTAAATAATAGATTGCTCATACAAACACCTAAGACAAAAACAGCCATTAGAACAATAAGTTTAGATGATACAACAATCAAAATTTTAAAAACGTGGCGTAAAAAGCAAAAAGAATACTATTTCATGCAAGGTATCAACACTTTAAAACCTACTCAATTAGTTTTTAGTAATAAAGATAACGACTTTTTAGACCCTCATTGTACAGTATTCATGCTTGAGAAAATAATACGTAAATATAACTTAAAGCGAATTACTACGCATGGGCTACGTCACACACACTGTAGTTTGCTGTTTGAGAGTGGAGCTAGTTTACAGGACGTTAAAGAGCGCTTAGGCCATTCTGATATACAAACAACGATGAACATATACACACATGTAACAGAAAAAGCTAAAGAAGATACCGCGGCAAAATTTGCTAAATATGTTAACTTTTAA